TTGGAAGCTTCAAACGATAACCAATATTTAGCCGTAGCCTAAACAATTTAAAGCAACACAAGGATCAATGATGGAAACCATGACACACTCGCCACTTAACGTGGATTTAAAAAAGATGGACTATGAAACATTCAAAACCTTTATGCGAGAACTGGCTCAGATGTATTCAAACGTAAAAGATGATGCCTATCTGTTGTTCTATCACAATTTGCGAGACCTTGCGAAAGAAGTCAGTACTTTACTCCGTAATCCATTGATATTTTATGGAGCCTATGAAATCGCTAATAATCAGGTGGTCGTGGCGATATTTGAAATGCAATTTACCGATGAAGTGTTTGAAACCGAAGATGGGAAACCTTATCAGATGCTTTCTATTATTAGTAGTTTTGCAGAAGATAAAGTCTATTTACGTTGCCCAACAAAAGTCAGAGAACATCTTACTCAACCAGAATATGTTGCGCTTTGTGAACAAGCTTACCCTGCAATGATGGAGAAAATGCTGCTAGAGGAGCAACGCGAAAGACTTTTTAAAAGAAAACGGAAAAGCGAGTAATGGAAAAATAAGCAGAATTCTGTAAAATATGTGGGGTAGTGACAATATTTGCATAAATAAAAACAAAAAAATTGGCGCGAAAAAATACGGCGAAGCCCCTGTTTATGGGGCTTTGTTGTTTTTGTGGGGTTGAAGTTATGCAAATAATGAAAATGGTGGGGATTGGTGAAAAATGGGCGGAAAATGTGTTTTTATTTGCATAGTTATAATTGGTTTTTGAACAGTTTTTAAAAGGTTTTAAAACGGTTTTAAAAAAGGGATGTGGGCGAAGTGCCTGCATCCCTTTTTTATTTGAACTGTCAACCAATAGTTGATTGTTGGAGGGGTGATCGTATGTCTCCGACATTGATGTCGGTAACATATTAAAAATTGCGGTAGCCTAACACAACTTGACCAATCACAAGCAGGCTGTCCGCTTCTTCCGCCGTGAGTTTTATTGGGCGATATGCGCTATTGTCACTGAGTAGCTCCACCCCGCTAAATGTGCGTTGAATGCGTTTTATCAGCATTGATCCTTGATTATTTAAAACAAAGATTTTGCCATCAATTAAAGTTTTACTGGCATGATTGACGATAATGTCTTCACCATCTTTTAGCGTGTCATCCATGCTATCGCCACATACTTTGTATTTACCGCAGTCTTCCGCCTTTAACCCTCTAGCGCGCAGCCATTCGCGTTCTATCTTGGTCTTTTTTACCTCTAGGTAATCGCTGTTTATGCCACCATAACCAGCCGTTACAACAACATCACGGCAATCATCAATTAATTCAAATTCATCATCAATGACACTATATGAATAGTGAGGCATTGGTTCTGCTATTTTATTTGATTTTTCATCTAGCGTTGTCAGTTCGATATCCCCTCTACCAGCCGCCAACCACTCTATTTGAACATTAGCTTTATCTGCAACCTTGACTAAGTTAGTTCTAGACGGCTCAGCCTCTCCCTTTCGCCATCTTGTTATTGTTGATAGCGTCACCCCTGTTTGTCGAGCGAACTCACTAGGGCCATTTAGTCTATTAATTACAAATTCAATTCTTTCGGGAAAATTGTCTTTTTCGGTCATTTTTTTACATATCCTCTGCCGTATTTAGCCCGTAATAGTTAATTCAATTTATCTATTACGGTGAGACATTTGTTTTTGTTGTGCGTAATAGTTTGTTTAAATCTTTGTTTTTAAAGAAATAAACCATAAAAGAACAATTATTTAAATAAAATATAACTATTACGGCGAATAAATAGTTGACAGATTGCAACTATTACGGTTAATATACACCACAAGAGATACAACAAAAAAGAGGTATTAAATGAGTGTATTAGAAAGTACAAAAAAAACCGCAGTGAATTGGCATAAGGCTGACATTCTTGCGGAACTTAAAAAGAAAGGCTGGACATTACGTTCTTTAGCGGCTGAAGGCAATGTGAGTTACAGCACGTTAAAAACAGTTTTTGATAAATCTTACCCGAAAATGGAAAGACTAGTTGCGAATGCTATCGGAATTTCGCCTGAAATTATATGGGCTGAACGATTCGCAGAACGCAATAGAAAGCCAGTCCTAACTAATAAGTTCTAACATCATAAATGAAATTAAACGTAAAAGATATAAAAAGGAACATTTATGGTTGGTTTAACGTTAAAAACACATTATTCCGTTTATGAGTATGCCGAGTTCGGCATATTAGGAATGCCAAAGGCTCCGAAAAATATTCAAGCATTCCTTGAGCGTAATCAATGTCGGTCAAGAAAACGTCAAGGTCGAGGTGGTGGTGTTGAATATGAATTAGCAAGTCTGCCATTGGATCTGCAAACCGAAATTAAAAACAAGTTTACCGAGGCTATTGTTGCAACCAAACCAAAACAACTCCCAGCAACCAAAGCAATCAACCTTGCCGACCTCACCACCAAACAGCGGGAAATCGCTGACGCACGCATGGCTTTGGTGGCTTATGTGGGTGAATTGGAACAGGTGCAAAGCCGAATCAAAGCCATTACCCACCTATGCAATGCGGCAAAGTACGGTGAAATTTCGGCAGATTTAATGGCGTTAGTCTCCAAGGCTAACAGTAAAAACGGCAATAACTGCGGCCGTGTGTTATCACCAAGAACACTGAATCAGTGGGTGATCGATTATCACAAATGCAAAACAGCGGAAGAGCGTTTGCGTGCGTTAGCACCAGGTCAACGTCAGGCGCAAAAATTGGAAGAATTGGCATGGTTGCCTGATTTTTTGGTGGCTTATCGCAACACTAACGGCGTAAACGTCACCGAGGCTTACGCCATTTTTAAAGCGCACTGGCAGGCACACTATGCTGACCAGCCGTTAATGATGGCACGGTTGCCAAGCCTTGACAGAGTACGCCGCGGATTATCCAAACTGCCACGTCATATCCGTGAAATCGGTCGTAAAACAGGTGCAAGCCTGCGCGCCTTAAACACTTACGTTAAGCGCGATTGGTCGGTGTTAAAAGCGAATGATGTGTGGGTGGGTGATGGCCATTCCATGAAGATGAAAGTGCAACACCCTGATCATGGTCGCCCGTTTATACCTGAATTGACGTTAGTCATGGACGCGCCTAGCCGTTTTATTGTTGGCTGGTCGGTCAGTTTGGCGGAAAACGCATTAGCCGTTGCAGACGCTATCCGCAACGGGATTGAGAACCACGGCATACCGGCTATTTATTATTCGGATAACGGCGGCGGCGAAAAGAACTGGACGCTAGATGCGGATATTACAGGGATTTTGCCCCGCTTGGGCATTAATCACCAAACAGGGATTCCGGGCAACCCACAAGGGCGCGGGATTATTGAACGGGTGAACCAAACGTTAGCGATTCGCATTGCCCGCCAGTTTGAAACCTATCACGGACGTGGCGCAGACCGCGACACCGTGCGACAAACTTCAACGGCAGTGATTTCGCTTGATAAAGCGATTCGTCAAGGTCGCACCGACCTGACCAGCAAGCAACGTTGGGCAGTGGGTAAATTGCCGACGTGGAAACAGTTTATTGACGCGGTGGAAGAAGGGATCCATTGGTACAACAACGAACATATCCACCGTGAAATCGGTTGCACGCCTGCGCAAAAACGCCGTGAGTTATTAGCCGACACTGAGTTGTTATTGATTACCCCGATTGAAGCGCGTGATTTGTTCCGCCCAAGTGTGATGCGTGTGGCTCAACGAGGCTGGGTATCAGTGTTTAACAACCAATATTTCAATCAGAAACTGCTTGATGTGGACGGCAAAAACGTGCAGGTGGCGTTGGATATACATAACTCAAGTGCGGTCATTATTCGCGATGAATCAGGCGCGTTTATTTGCGAAGCGATTTTAGATGGCAACAAACGTGACGCCTTCCCGTTGAGTTATGTGGAAAAAGCACGCAAAGACAGACACCAACGCCGTGCGAAATTGAAACAAGAACAACTGGACGAAATTAATGCGGAATTGAATCCGGTCATCAGTATCACCCACAACCAAGGCGCAGAGCTATTACACGGCTTACGCACAAAACAAGTCAACCGCTTTGACGAAGATGAAGAAATCGCCTTGTTGCCAAGCGAACTTAGAAGACAACAACGCAAAGTCGCCGGAGGTTAGATTATGAAAAAACGAACTATCACGAAAGTCCACAGCGGACGGGTTGAATACAACAAGAAACCACATTTTGCTTACCGGCTCATTGAATGGGAAGGCAAAACGGTTGAAGTGAGACCAGTCCAAGGCTTTTTAGCTGTTTATACCTTAAAAGGCAATCTTATCTGCCACGCATCAAGATTAATTACAAATACAGGAGTACTCGCATGAAAGAACAACTCGCAAGATTTATGGAACAAAAAGGGCTAACCCAAACGCAAGTAGCAAAAGCCCTCGGCAAGTCCGTTGCAGTCATTAACCAGTATTTAAAAGGTACTTATAAAGGGGTGAATAAGGACATTGACGAAGCGGTGGATCGCTTAATCAAACGCGAAAAAGACAAAGTGGTTGAGCGCAATTTTAACAGCGAATTTGTGCCGACTTACGCCGCAGAACGTTGCATTGATGTGGTGCATATTGCCCACGTAGAGGGCGAAATTAGTGTGGTTTATGGCGCGGCAGGCTTAGGTAAAACCAAAGCATTAAAACAGTATGTTAGCCAAAACCCGGAAACGATTTTTATCGAAGTTGAACCAAGTTGTAGCCCGAAAGTGTTGCTAAAAAGTCTCTGCCACCAGTTGGGGCTAAACGAAACCGGCGCAAACCATGAATTGTTTACCCGTATCACTGAAAAACTGGGCGAAGGTCGTTTAATTATTGTAGATGAAGCGGAATTGTTAAGCACGAAAAGTTTGGAATATATCCGCCGAATCCATGACTTGACCGGTTGCGGTGTGGTGCTTGCCGGTATGCCTCGCCTACTAGTGAACCTGAAAGGTAAATACGGCGAATTGGCGCAACTTTATAGCCGAGTTGGCTTAGCTTGCGACTTGGGCAACCAGTTAAGTGAGGACGACATTCACAGACTAGCCGAGAACGGCTTAGGCACAGACGAATTTAACGACATTTTATTTAAAGCCAGCCACGGCAATGCGCGCCGTTTAACCAAGTTAATGCGCGGCGTGATCCGTGTCGCCGAAATGCACGGCAAGCAGATTGACGAGAAGTTAATCAACTCTTACGCCGGCATGTTAATTCATTAATTAAAGGAGAGATCAAATGAGCGAACAAATGAACCGCGTAGCGTATGCGTTAAGACGCGAAGGCGTGCAAATCGTCGAAAGCAAAGACGGCCGTTTTCCAAAGATGGTGATTTTAAACCCGAGTCGTCGTTTACAGGCAAAAGGTGTGCAGATGACCACGTTTAAAAATGGGGTACATATTGTGCGAAACGTGGCAAATGAACAGGGCGTCATGGTGTATTGGTAAGGGGGTTGAATGCCGAAATATCGTCAAATCTACGCCGTATATCGCGGAGAGGAGAATCTAGGCGACGGCACGGCGGATGAATTAGCAAAGAAATTTAACATACAAAAGAAAACACTGTATGCGATGGGGTCGGAAGCGATACTCAAGCGCAACAAAGGCAACAGATTAATCGTTATTAAATTAGATAAAGAAGAGGTTTAACCATGGCAAAAGTAACAATGGAAGGCAAAACATACTGGCGTGACGCGACAGGCACACTTACCCCGGAAGAACTGGTGCGCGACATTGACAAAGAGCGCGATGAGCTGGTGACCGCATGGGTGGAAAAAGGCAAAGCGTTAAATCGCCAAATGGGCGAGTTTAAAGACGGCATTTTTGGCGACATCGGGGCGTTTATTGAGCTTTCTGCCGAGAAATACGGTGCGAAAGTGGGTGGCAGCAAAGGCAATGTAACACTGTTTAGTTATGACGGACGCTACAAAATCCAACGCGCCATCAACGAGAGCTTGCAATTTGATGAGCGCATCCAAGCGGCAAAAGTGCTGATTGATGAATGCTTAAACGAATGGAGCGAAGGCTCTCGCCCTGAGCTGAAAGCCTTGATTGAGCGGGCATTTAACGTGGACAAAGAAGGTAACCTCAACACCTCGCGCATTTTAGGTTTACGCCGCGTTGAAATTCAAGACCCGCGCTGGTTACGCGCCATGCAGGCGATTAGCGAAAGCGTGCAAGTGGTGAGCAGTAAAGCCTATGTGCGGATGTATGAGCGTGTTGGCGACAGCGATAAGTATGTGCCGATTCCGCTGGACGTGGCGGGGGTTTAAATGGAAATGACCTACAAGGACTTATCCGAGTTAGCCGTGGAAGTGGAACGTGCAGGCGATTTGAGTTATGCCGCAACGATTTGGGAAAAAGCCGCATTAGTGGCAAAAAATCCCGAAAACCAAAACTGGGCAGAATGCCGCAAAGAGTTTTGCCAGCATTGGTGGGTAAGACTCAAGAAAAAAGGGAAAAAAGAGACCGCACTTAACGAATAAAGCCCATTTACAGCGCATTCAAATCTCCCCTAACAGGGGAGGTTAAGTGCGCTGAATAATGAGTTTTAGCACAACAAAGGAGCAAAAAATGGCTAAGTATCTCGTCAGACTAGATTGCACGGTAGAGTTTGCAATCGAAGCCGAAAATATGCAGCAAGCGATGGACGCTTGTGACTTGAATAACAATGACCTTAATCAAATGGCGCACCTCATCACGGAGGTTTATGACGTGATTGAAGTTGAGCCGGTGCTGTCCAAGGGGGATGAATACCATGATTGAAAAAGAGAGAAAGTCGCATGTGACTATCCAACTGGCGCAGATTATTGAGCAGTTGGAAATGGCCAAGGAAATGTGGCTGGAGAATGATGATAAAGCGTGCTTGAAGCTGTTACAGGCGGCAAGCAAAGAAATGAAATGTGTGGCACGGAAGATTGTGCCGGTGTTGGAGTGAGTATGGCAGAGCTAGCAGCAGAAGACCTAAAAGTTGGGCATGTTTATTCGGCAAAACGCCCTCAAACATACGGATTCCAACGTTTATTGGGAGATAGACAAATCCTTTGGATTGGGATGATTTATGACAACAAAGAAGGATTCGTTCAAGGCGTGCAATATGACAGTCCGTCGGTAAAAGATGGACGGCATTATCCGAAAATTAGCGTAACTAAATTTTTGAAATGGGCAGACGCTGACATCACGGAAATAATGCCTAAAGGTGAATGGA